TTGATGGTTTTCCAAGAAGTGTACAACAAGCAGAAATGATGGAAAAGGCAAATATAGAATATGACCATGTTATTAATCTTCAAGTATCCGAAGAAGAAGTGATTAGAAGATTAACAGCAAGAGGTAGAGCTGATGATAAACCAGAAATTATAAAAAATAGATTAAAAGTATATCATAGAGAAACAGCACCATTACTTACATATTATAAAGATGAAATAATAAATATTAAAGCGGAAGGTAGCACACCAGAAAAAATTAGTAAAGAGATTATAGGTAAAATTCAATGAAGAAGTTTGAAGACATAAGATATTTAGAAGAAGGTTTATATGACCCTAATATATTTAAGGCTTTCTTTTTAGCAGGTGGTCCAGGTTCAGGTAAAACATTTGTAACAAGAGGTGCTTTTGGTGGTACAGGTTTAAGAGTTGTTAATTCAGACCAATCATTTGAAAACGCATTAAAGAAAAATAATTTATCTCTTAAAATGCCAGATAGTGAGGCAGAAGCTCGAGATATGTTAAGAGCAAGAGCAAAGGCAACAACTGATAGAACCATGGATTTATCAATCAAAGGTAGATTAGGTATGGTCATAGACGGAACTGGTAGAGATTATGATAAAATTAATGGTCAAGTTGCACAATTAAAACAATTAGGTTATGATTGTTACATGATATTTGTTAATACAAGTTTAGATGTTGCATTAGAAAGAAATAGAAGACGAGAAAGAACTGTACCAGAATATATTACAAAACAATCTTGGACAAAAGTACAAAGTAATATAGGAAAATTTCAAAGTTTATTTGGCATGGATAGTATGATTATTGTTGATAATAGTAAAGATGATAGAGAACTTACAACTATTACCATGGGTAAAGTTGATAAGGCAGTTAGAAAATTATTAAGAAATAAAGTTAAGTCATACACAGCAAAAAGATGGATGGCTTCAGAAAGAAAAGCAAGACGAAGATGATAAACTTTAAAAAATTTATGAACTTACACGCAGACAAAAAATGTCCACCTGGATATAAGTTTGACGAAAAACTAGGCGTGTGTGTACCAAAAGGAGAAAATAGATATTATCCTTATTATGGTTTAGGTTCTAAAAGTAATGGTGATACATCTAACGGACAAAACGGTAACGGAAATGGTAACGGCAATGGCAACGGAAACGGAAATGGTAATGGTAACGGTGGCAATGGCGGAAACGGTGGCGGAGAATGAGATTTAAAGAATTTATAGACATTGATAGTTTAAGACACGCTAAGATAGAAGAAAAGCCTGTCAGTAACTATAAAGGTGATTATAAAGAATTGTCTATTGCAAAACCTAGCTCAAACGGTAGTGATAAAACATATCAAGAATTAAATGATATGCAAGATATGTTTAAAGATAGAAATGAAGTTATAGAAAAAAGTGTAAAAGACCATGACTTGGAAGTTGGTTATGCTGTAAAACAATATTTAAAAAATAATAAATTAGATTATAAAGAAACAGATGTAAATAAAATTGCAGATATAGGCGGTGGTATTGCAAGATATTATAAAAATAAATTTGAAAGAGTTAGACCATATCAACTTGCAGAGGCATTAAAAATGAAATTTGACCATATGCCTTTAGATAGTGATAGTATGAAATCACCAGCTTATCCATCAGGTCATAGTTTACAATCAAGATTAATTGCAGAGTATTATGCTGAACAATATCCTGAACATAAAAAAGGTTTGATTGCAGCTGCTGAAGAAACTGGTAAAGGTAGAATATATGCAGGTTGGCATTATCCTTCAGACCATGAGTCTGCTGTAAAATTAGCAAAACAAATTTATCCTAATATAACAATGAGAAAAACATTTAAAGAAAGTATCATTGATATACCTAGAAGAACTTATGCACCAAAAGTTTTTGATAGTGCTGATACAAAAGACCCTAAAATTAAGGCAAGTGTTAAATCACAAATAGATAGACAACTAAAAGAATTTGAATCAGAATATCCTATTTTAAAAACTTCTTTAATAGGTTCTATATTAACAAAGAGATATAGAAAAGACGCAGACTTAGATATCAATGTATTATTTGATGTGCCTGAAGATAAAAGAGAAGTTGAAAGAGAAAGATTATCTAAGAAATATTTGTCTGCTAAAAATCCAGATAACATACAAGGTAAACTAATACCTGGTTCTGACCACCCTATAAACTTTTATTTTATTACAGATAAAGAAACTTATGATGACCAAAATAAAAAGGCAGACGCAGTATTTGATATAGAAAAAAATGTGTTTGTAAAAAGACCAGAAGATTTTGTATTTGATAAAAACTTATATGTAAAAGACTTTGATAAAAAAGTGCAAGAGTTAGATGTAATTAAAGGTGAATTAAAAAGAGATATAATAGATTACAAAGAACTAGAAGAATTAGAACCAAATGAAGTATTAGACTTGCAAGATAAAGTAAAAGATAAATTAGAAGAAATAGAAGATAGTTTAGAACAAATAACAAAAGTTGGAGACGGTGTTGACGCAGATAGAAGAGCTGCATTTGATTCAGATATGACACCAGACCAAATACAAAAGTTTGGTATCAAAAATAGATTACCAAAAAATGTCATCTATAAAATGTTAGAAAAATATCATTATATCAAATTTTACAAATACTGTAAAAAAATATTAGATGATGGTGTTGTTACTGACAAAGAAATAGATGATTTAGAAATACATGAAGCAAGAGGTAAAACTATTGCATTTACATTTGGTAGATTTAATCCACCAACTATTGGCCATGAGAAACTTATTAATAAAGTAAAATCTGTAAGAGCAGATGATTATAAAATATTTTTAAGTAGAAGTGAAGACCCTAAAAAGAATCCATTATCGCCAAGACAAAAACTGGCGTATATGAAAAAGATGTTTCCTAGTCATGCTAGAAACATAGAAATTAATCCTACTAATATGATATTAGACATAGCAACTATGTTACACAATAAAGGTTATTCAGAAATCTTTATGGTAGTTGGTAGTGATAGAGTAAGAGAATTTGAAACCATACTAAACAAATACAATAATGTAAAATCAAGACATGGTTATTATAACTTTGATAACATTAATGTATTGTCAGCAGGCGAAAGAGACCCGGACGCTGAAGGTGCTGTTGGTATGAGTGCAAGTAAAATGAGAGCTGCGGCTGCCAAAGGTGATTTAAATAGTTTTAAAAAAGGATTACCTAGAGGTGTTGACGCAGATTCAATAATGAAAGATGTCAGACGAGGAATGCGATTGGCTGCTAACTATATGTATGTACAAAATGTTAGACCTATTGCCAGCATGGAAGAGTTTGAACAACAACAAATAAGAGACCTTTATATCAGAGAACAAATATTTAACATCAATGAAGAAGTTGATTATGTAAAAGAAGATATAAAAGGTAAAGTAGTTAGAAAAGGTACAAACTATATTGTACTAGAAGATAAACAAAACAATTTACACAAAGCATGGATATGGGATTGTATTCCTATAACAGCAGATAGAGAGGTAGAAGTGAGAGAATATGACACTAATGTTGATTATGGCTTCGAGGCCGTATCAGATATAAAAGAAGATTTAGACGCACAACCACAAGATAAAGATGTTAAAAAGGTAAAAGGCACACAGCCTAAGAAGTATTACAAATCTTTAAGTAAAGACACGAAAAAGAAAAGAGCGGATTATTTTAAAAATAAAGACACAACTAAAAATGATAATAGACCAGCACCAGGCGATAAAGGCGCTAAAACAAAACCTAGTATTCATACACAAAAATACAAAAAAATGTTTGGTGAATTTAAAAATGATTTAGGCGAGGCGTGTTGGAAAGGTTATAAACAAGTAGGATTTAAGAAAAAAGGTGACAGACAGGTACCTAATTGTGTGCCTGAGAGTATGAGTCTTGAAGACGCTAAAAAGGTTGAGGGTTATGTACCAGAATCATATGAGATTGGTGCTGACTATGCAAATCACACAAAAGATATAACTCCAGGTGAAACACCTAATGAAAAACCAGTAGATAGTAAAGTCAGAGCTAGCCAAGCGGCCGAAAAGGTAACTGAAAAAGATATAAGAGAATGGGCTGCTTCAGATGATACCGTTTATAAATATAGGGAACGATATAAAGAGGAAGCAACAGCTAAATTAAAAGAAGTCGTTGCTAAGATGATAGAGAAACTATAATGAAGACCTTTAAAGAGTATGAAGATATAGATAAAGTATGTGAGGATACCATCTTTGAACATGAGGCCGAAGGCATTTATGAGGCTGAATATCAAGGGAAAAAGGTCAAACTTAATGACCCAATTAGGGGTGGTAGTAAGAAGTTTTATGTATATGTGAAGAACGAAAAAGGTAATGTAATTAAGGTTTCTTTCGGAGATACGACAGGTTTAAGTATTAAAAGAGATGACCCGGCACGAAGAAGGTCTTTTAGAGCAAGGCATAATTGTGATAATCCAGGTCCTAAAACAAAAGCACGATATTGGTCATGTTATCAATGGAGAGCGGGAGCAAAGGTAAATAACTAATGAGTAGATATAGAAAATTAATGAGCGAAGCGCTCAAAGAGGTTAGAGCATTTGAGGATGCTGATTATCTTAAGCCTAGATTAAATCCTCAACAAATAGCAAATATTAAAAAAGTTTTTCAAAAGAAAAAAGCTTCTGATATAACTCAATCTGTAAAAGATATGATTAAAAAGATGGATATTCCTACTCAGTTAGCCATCAAACAAGCAGATATACCTCATCTATCTAAATTAGTTGAAGAAGAATTTTTACCAGAATTTAATGTAGACCAAATCAAAAAATTGCAAAAAGAATACGAGCCCATGAGAGGCAAAACTATATCTGTTACTAATGCTAATAAATTAGGTGCAATGTTCACAAAATTTGATAGAGATAAAAATACACTAGAAAAATTATATGGTGCTAATATACCTTTCTTATCTACAATGGCAATGACCAGATTAATCTCAAAACATGGTTATACAGCGGCTAAATTAAAAAAAGTTAATCCAGTTGTAAGACCAAATCCTATGGCTAGAGAAGATTTTGATTTACTAGAAGAAGCAGAATTACTTGGCGAAGGCACAGGCACTATTAAAGGTTTCAGAGATAACAAAGAGAAATCAAATATGGTTTCTTTAGCTAAACAACATGGTCTAAAAGTAAAAGATATATCAGGTGGTATTGAACTATCAGGTAATATGAGAAAGATTTTAGATATGCAGTTGGCTGCTCAAGGTAATGGTCTTAAAGCTGAAGAAGTTAAAGTTGATGAAGGCAGAATGTCAGACATAGACGCAATGAGAAAAGCAGGTGCGACAGCGGCCGAAATTGCAAAAGAATTAAAATTACCAGTAAAAACGGTAAAAGATATTTTAGGTGAAGAACTTGCCGAAGAAGAAGACGCAGAGAAATTAAAAGCAGAATTAGAAGATAAAGAAAAAGAAATCGCTATGCTTAAACAAAAAGCATTGCAAGATAAAACAAAAGCAACTCAAAAAGATACAGAAAAATTAGTAAATCCTGAAACAGGTGAGCCATTACTTCAAGTCGGTGTTGCATATAAACACCTAAAAGATAAAATGGAAAAAGAAAAAGCTGCTGAAGTTAGAATGAAAAGAAAAGATGAAGAAGAAAAAAAGAAAGCAGTACAAAAGTTTAAAGACAGAATTAAAGAAAGTTTAAACCTAGATGAGTCAGACGCTTCTGACCAAGCAAAAAATATGGGTTTAGATTATATGAAGTTTGGTAGATATGGTAAAGACGGTAAAGTTACTCATATATCAAAAGGCGGCCAGTTAGTAAAAACAACAGGTGATAAAGATGTTGATGATGTAAATAAAAGTCTAGCTAAAGCAAGAGGCGATAAAAAGAAAGATGAACCTAAACAAGAGCCAGCACCAAAACCAAAAATAGATAAGTTTGACGCACAAAAAGATTTAGAAAAAGAAGTTACAGATGGCATGATAGATGTAGAAGATGATGGCGAAGGCGGTTTATCTATGAATAAAGAATATGAGCCATCACAAGACTACGAAGCTGAAAGAGATACTATTGCTATTAAAGATTACTTGATGGACAAAGGTGTAGATGAAGACGATATTTACATTGATGTAGATACCGAAGATGATTATATATCTGTTAGTGTTCAAGTAAGAGGTGAGAAAAAAGAAACAAAAGAAGAAGTTGAAATAAAAGAATTTAAAAAGATGAAAGTTACGATTAAAGATATGGATAAGAGAAAGAAAGCCATAGCAGATTTAATCAAACAAAATTTAGGTGTTTCAGTAACAGGTGGTGTTATTAAAGTTGACGGTAAAGGTAAAGATTTAAATAACTTTGCAAAAGACTTAATGAATTTTTATGGTGCTAATGTGGTTGCAGAGGCAGACTTATCAAAATCACAAATTAAAAAAGTCCATAAAATGGCAGATGAATTACCTAAAAAAGATTTCAAAGACCGATATGGTAAAGAAAAAGGTGACGCTGTTAGATAC